AACTGGGATACCTTTGGACCTCGCGTCTCGCTCATGGGAGGGATAGCCGGATATGATCTCCGCGCGACGCTCAGGCGTATAATGCTCGGCATCGTCTATAGTCATCATGGTCACGCTGCGACTGATGACTTGGCCCTTTCTTGGAGTTGATTGAGCATTGCGTCGGTGAGGAATAGGCTCACCACCTCACTCATGCCCTTAAGCGGGGTGAAGGTTATGATCGCCAGCCCATTGCGAGCCTGAACGCGGGTATTGCCTTCGGTGTAGATGTCGAGCGGGGGCTCTTCGTCATACCAAACACCGTCGAGCGTCTCACCCTGCCACTTCTCGCGGCCCTTCTCGTAGGACTTAAAGGCACACACAGATTCTTGCGCCTGGACATCTCCCCCCCCACCCCAGCGCACGATCACGCTATCTATGGCGTTGGGAAGTCCGCGCGTGATGTCCCAATCTTTGAGACAATCGAATGGTATTGCGCCCGTGCCCCAAAGCTCTTTCTGCTGAGGCGGACCTACTAGGATGCGCTGCGGATTATCCCGTGTGGACTCGCCCGTGACACCAGCCGCCCAAAACCGCACAGGATGGTTATAAGCATATCCCTCCCACCAATCCGGATAACGTCCTGTGAGGTGCATCTCCCATTCCATGCCACCGGCTATGGTCTTGCCCAATTGGTTGCCGGCCATGAACAAGCGTTCGGTGTGGAACTTGCCCGCCGCGTGAAACTCGGCCTGCTTAGGATAAGGCCGATAGGCTGCAAGCCGATTACGCGATAGCCTAGTTTGCCGCTCCCGCTCCGCCGCCTTCAGTAATGCCGAGAGCTGATCTGGCGGCATGAACGAGAGCTGAGAGTTGTTCATCGCTAAAGCCGTCAAATGTGCCCTCTTTCACCTCGATCTGCTTGGGCAGGAGCGATGCCACGACCTTGAGATATTCATGGGGGCGCTCGGTGCGAACCGTCTCAATAGCCTTGACGCCATTGGCTTCGAAATCTTGCTGCAGGGCTTGGATGAATTGCTCACCAAGCTTATTGCGCGATCCTTTTGGGCGGCCGGCAGGATTGCCTGAAATGCCAGGCTGAAACTCCCAAGGCTTTCGCTCTTTCTCAACTGTAGTTTCAGTCAGCATGTTTCACGTGAATCGTTAGCGATCCATATAGGCCCACGCAAATTTGACATGCTCGGAAGCGCCGCGCGGCGCCATTGGCACATGTCCAAATCCATGCACCCAACCGCCCGGGGTCATGTTAGTGAGATTTTGTAGCCCATAATGGGCAATGCGCTCTTTCTCGAAGGCAAAAGCATCATCCTGACGATCGAAGTGCGCCACCTTATGTCTAATGACCTTATAGCCTTGTGATAGAATTTCGCGGATGCGGTCATTCTTTCTGGTGCCATATCCGCGCTTCGCCTCACGTATATGAGCCGATAATCGCCCACCCCCTGAGCTAGCTTTGCCCACGTAGAAAACTAGGTCATCACGCGGATCTACTAATTCGTAAACGTAATATTTCACTCCAGCGCCTTATCGATCATGGCTTGCCACTCTGCGAGGATGATGTCTGAGAGGGTTGTGCCTGCGTGATAATCGCCTGGAGGGTGAGAGGCGCAGCCTGCTTCTAGAACGTCTGGGGATGGGTTGCGCATGGCTTTGATGGCGACATGGGCCAGATCTCTGGCTGAACACATTGTCGTGCAATGCTCATCCTCAAATAGCGCGGCCGCAACGAGCTCCACCATCTCCGTCATTTCTTGCGGCCGGCCTTGCAATCCACGCCCTTAATCGTGCCCTTATTCTTGGAAGCGTAGAAAACCTGCTTGCCCTTCTTCTCGCCGTACTCGCGGTCCATGGCACGCTCGATCTTGGCGCCTTTCTTAGTGAGAGGCATTGAAAACCCATTCCTTGCTAAACTGCTGCTGAAGCGACCATTTTGCGAGATGGATCAGTTCTTCGCGGCTCATCTTATCAACGCGGCGGTCCAAAATCGACATGATATAATCCGGATTTTTGACGGGCAAGTCCAAGATCCCCATGTTACTTACCCTCCTTGGCCAGCTTGCCGACGCCAGAGCGATCGGTTGGCTCTTTTCCGCCGCCAGCCGGCTTGGAATGATGCTTGCCGTGCGCATGAGCGTGGTGATGGTCGCCCTTGTGATGCTTGTGGATATGCTCCATTGCGGAGCGCATGTCTTCTTTGGACGCCATGGAGTTATCCTTTCAAGGATGGCAAATGATGGTTGGAGTGGTTTGGTTCTCTATCCAGGCCGCGACTTGATAAGCCGGATCAATATATTTACGGATGGCTAATACGCGCTGGGGTGTATCGCCAAGATGCTCTGTATGATGCAGAGCAATCGCCATGACGCTATCCAGAAAATCACTGGACTGCTGGCTTAGGCCTGGCATTGTGTCTCCAGCCGATAGCCAATGCCGCGAACCGTTTCGATTGCATTCTGCCAGGGCGTGCCTCTGAGCTTGCGGCGAATGTGGCAGATTCGGACATCGGCAAGCTTGGAAAGGCGCTGCTCGGCCGTATCGCGCGGCATGACATCGGTAATGGCTTGTTTGCTCACGACTTTGCCGCGCTTTTGATAGAGCAACGAGAGAGCAGCGCGTTCGCCTGGCGTGAACAGCTTGGAATCGAGCTTGGGCGGAATTGGGCCAAACGGATCGGGCTCAAAATACGCCATGCATATAGTGCTGATTTGGTCGCTAATACGTTCGACTTCCCGGTTCTTGGCAACCGCGCACATTTGTTCGAGCAAGTCGGTGATATGATCGGCCGTCGATTGGTGCGGCATCGGATGCACGCCCATTCAGGTGAGGCCGTAAAAGGTTTGGACGGTGGTATTGGTGGTGCGGACCTGGGCAATCTTCATGCCGGTGAGCGGGATACCTTTGGTCAAGGCCACAACCATGGGCGTCGTATTACCCGAAAGAACCAGGCGTGCATTGCCATTCGTGCCCGCGATCAGCGCGATAAGCGGCGGGCTATAGGTGGTCGAGGTCGAGGCCGTAACCACCTGCACCTGCGTGGCAAATGGAATAATGCAGTTGGTGGGATTGCTGGGATCGGCAACGGCAGTCGCCGTCCGCACGGATGAACTAGCGGTCATTCATCACCTCAGAATGAGTGTCCCGTAGTTCGCGCCGCACGGGACCGGCGGCCAGAGGGAGCAATCAGCTCTGCGAAATCAGTACAGGAGGGCCATGGGGCCAAGATTTGCCGTGTAGGTCGTGGGCGGCGTGATGCTGGCGCCTGTACCGAACGAGCCGGTGGCCGAGCCCGTCAGCGTCGGATTCACGTCACTGTTGAGCGTCGCGAGCTTTGCGGTGGTGCCATTGCCTTGAATAGCGATGAAATAGGTGCCCGGAGCCGTCAGATTGTATGTGGCCGTGAAGGCGAAACGCTGCCATGTGCTGGCGGTGCCCACTAGCGTGCCGGCCGTGGCGGAGGTGGCGAGAAGCACGCCGGTCGGGCTATGCAGCTCAGCCAGCCAGTTGTCCGTGCCGCCCGTGGTCCCGATCAACACCTGCACGCCGGTCAGAAGCGCGGGGAAGCCCACGATTGTGCTGGAATAATACCGCGTACCCGACACCATGGTCTTGTCTTTGACCTGGGTGAAATACGAATATGCAGCTGCATTCTGGACTAAATTGCTCGATCCAGTCTGTGGATTAGCACCGTTTGCCACCTCGGTGTCGAGACTGCAGGTCTCGTTGCCTGTCCACTGAACGATCTGCGGAACGCCATTGCTTAACCATCCGGCCATAGCCGTCTCCTTTTCGAAGTTGGGGATTTGGCCGGGTTGGAATAGTTGGAAAGCTACCGCAGGGGTCTTGCCCCAAGCGTCGCAAATCACAACGCAGCCGACAGAAAATTGAGTCAGACTTGAGAAATTGTCAAGCCGATTGCAGCTCCGCCGCCGTCGAAAGAATATGCGTCGCTATTTTCACGCCATTTGGGAGGGTCAACTATGCCCTTTCTCGGGTATTTGCATAGCTCAGGATTGTTCGGGATAGCTCGCCAAGCAATGTATTTCCAGTAGCGGCCACGGTTAGGAAAATCATTCCAAAGCTGCAAAGCGACAAATATAGCTAGGTCAGTTCCATCGCAAAGTTGCCCCCACGCCTTTAATTTACGCCAAGTCCCAAACGGCATGAAGGGCGCCTTTACTTTGAAATAGAATTCTCCAACATTGTCCTGGGGAATACTATTCCAGTGGTCATGGACTGCTCTTGGTGCTTCCGCCGGTATGCCCATCTTTTTTCTCCTATTTAGTATATTAGGCCGCTCCCTGAATGTCTCTAATAGACACTTCAATCCGGTTTCCCATGATCTCGAGAAACGCTTTCACGCGCTGCTTATCGGTGCCACGGAAAAGGCCTTCGTAACCTCGCAGAAGCCCGTTGGTGATCTTGACTGTCTGGCCCGGGATGAAGGCCTGTTCGGCCTGTATAGCTTCGGTAGACTCGCGAAAAGCCATGATAGCGTCCATTGCTTTAGAGGGAACGATGGTTGGGAGAAATCCGGTCTTGAGCAAGTCGCAACAACCCCGCGTCGAACGCACAACGCCCCAATTGTCTAAATCGCGGTCGAACTCCAGGAAAATATAGCGCGGAAACATCGGACGCTTAGCTAAAACAGGCAGATAAACATGGAAATCCTGCTTAGAAAGCTCGACAGCTGCGCGAGCTTCCTGCTGGGGCTTTGTGACGGCGCAGAACCAGTGTTTCATGCGGGGCGCCTCCAAGATTTTGCGGCGCGCGCGAAACCATTTTCTTCTAAAACTTGAGCCACGGATTTTGTGGCTCTGGGAGCCTCAAGCGCTCTCGGAAAAGGACGAAATGTCTCAAGCCGGCGATGCGAACTGTCCCCAAAACTTGGCTTGAGAAGCGCCAAAAGCTGCCCCGGCGTAGGAAAAAATCTATTCTCGCCGTTTCTCCGGTATGCCTGGCAAGCGTCCGCAATTTGGTCGGCAGTGAATCCATCAAGATCAGAAAGAAAGTCTTCAATCAAAAGCTTAGCCTGTTCTGGCGTATAATCAGGACGCCAATAATGAAGGGCCAAGCGGGACAATGTTATCGCTGTCGTTTTCTTCCACGCCGCAAGCTGCTTCGAAGGCTCCGATAGCGAAATTTTGGTGGGCATTTGTTCGTTTGCCATTTCCAGTTTTTTCCTTATCCGTCGCCCAGTTAAGCCAAGTTTTCCGCCAGTCAATTTTGACTGCGGAGCCGCCAGCTTTTGCGGCCCAATAGTTTTGAAATCTGGTCGCTTCGTAGGCGAGATCGATCCAGCAAAGGTTCATTTCCTTGCGTTTTTCGTGTGCTTCGTGGACCCACTCTCTCGGAATGGTTTCTTCAGAACCCCATCGACGCCCGCGTTTTTGGCTTGCGCGTCCTACATCCGAACGAAGTGAGGATGTATCTTCTTGTTGAGGTAAAGGTATAGGTGTTGGGTTTTGCTCGGTACTTTGCTTAACGTTTGCTTGAGCGTTTGCTTGTCGCTTTGCTGCTGAAGCAATGCCACCAACGCGGCCAGCAAGTGCCCTAGCATCAGTTATGGAAACGGCTCGGGTTAATTCCTCGTCCGCGCGCTTCTGATGCCACGCGCCTTCGCGCTCACGGAAGAACTCAGCCATAATCGGCTTGAGCTTGCGCCACTCAGCGGGCGTCGCCTTCACAATAGCCGCGAGCCGCGCGTCATCTGCCGGCAAAGCCCCACCGCGCCGCCAATAAGCCATGAGCAACAGGAGATATGCCCCATGCTGGTCGCGCGTGAGATGCGTTGTATCGGCATGATATGCGCCGATGTGCAAAGGCATCCATTCATCAGGCTTGCGTGCCATTATGCCCGCGCCCCCATGAGCCTCGCCCTGGTGGGCGGCGCAATACAGGATGGCTTGAGCGCGATAGCCTCCCGACCACGGCCGGCAGAACGCCTCGCCATGTCACGAAGCATGGCGCGAGCGTCGAGAATATCCGCGAAATGGTCATAGGCTTTCGTGCGCACGGCGGAATAAGTTCTACCCGTCATGCCGGCGATGTCATGGAATGCAGCATCGCGCTCGGTAACGTTAAGTGACATGGCTGCTTCAAGCCAAAGTAGTTCATGCAACGCCCAGCTGATGCGAATTTTCATTTCTATGCTCGATAGCTATAGGCGCAGCCCAGCGCCGGTTATTCTTGCTCTAAGGATTCGTCTGCAATGCGTGCGGCCTGGATGTCCAAGATAATCGCGTTAATCGCCGCTCTGGGACGCGGCCTTTGTTCGGTTACGCATTCCGGCCCGACGCCATGAGCGCGGAGAATATGTTCGGCTCGGCGGATTTCAGGAGTGGTCGATGAGTGTTTCATACAACCTACGAGAGTATTGCTGTTTGCCTGAATCGAATTGAGCGAGCGCGCGTGCGCTGGCGTTTGGTTTTCATTCTCAGAATTTTGTCGCGGTCGAATTGAAGGCGCAGATCGTCATGGATGCGGCGGTAGTTGCTTCCGCGCTGTTTGAGAGTGCCCATGCAAGCGAAAAGGGGAAGCGTCATCTATGGATCACTCCCGTAAGCGCAAGCGTAATAATGATTGCCGTGTCGCATAGCATCGCGATCGGGAAGAAAATGGCGGGAACGCCTTCACCCATAGCGAGCAGCCAGCAGAGGATTGTCATGGTGCCTTCCTCCGCATGTAAGCGTTGAATGCTTGTGTGAGAGCGCCGGCAATCTCAGGCTCGCCAGGGCGTAGCAATCCGATGTGCTCGACAAAGGCCGCGCCGAAGTCCGGATCGTTCCGACATAGATCAACCAGATTATCGAAGCTGATTTTACTTTTGCGGCGGCGAATGTTTTGAACCGCCTTGTCAGTCATGCCAGTGGCGGCAACAACCTCCGCAACTGAGCGCTGAGATATTTGCGCAGCGAGCCAGTCTCCGTTCTCAACCTTCCCGTCACGATGCGAAGTTTTCTTCCGGTTGGGAGGAATACTAGTTCGGTCCGATAATCCGTTCGAAGCCATTTCAATTCCCACGCAATATGTTTCGCGTGAGGAGGACGGATTTAATGCTGCATGATCTTCGGAGAGAGAAGCGCGAGTCCTTGGACCGGTGTCGCGCTTCCATTGTGGAGCTTGAGATTGTGCTGCGGGAAATGCATGCGAATAGTTCAGGCAGATATTTGGTTCAGGCAGCGGTATCGCGCCTAAGGCAGCAAGAGGCTTTCCTGGCTGCGTCGCTTGGTGAGCGGTCGAAAGCGTCATGAGAGTTTCACCCCGCCCCCACGGAGAAACTCAAGCGTCGAAGGGGCGCTATTCTCCGTGGGGTTTTCCGCGCCTAGGTGGGGTGAACGGGCGGCAGCGGAATTAAATTCTCGGGATTCTTCGTAGCGAGAGATGCGCGAGGAAAGAATGCAGGCGGAAACGACAACAAGCGCAACCAGCGCCAGCACGATACCGAATAGAATCCCCCCCAGCAACATGGCTATGAGGCCCTCGCCTGCTGCATGTCATTGCGGTTAGCGCCGTTCCGATATTCTCGGATATAGGCCCTCACCTTTTCGGCTGTCTCAGGCCAAACGCGGCGGCCACGGCGCAGATCACCAACGAATTTGCCATCGTTGACCGCAGCAATTCCAAAGCCGGTTTCCGTGGTCTTCACGTCTTCTCGACCCAGAAATTCCTCGATTTCGTCCAGGAGAGGCTTCGTGCTCATGTCCCCTTGATAATGGGTTTATTCCCACTTCGCAAGGGGATTTTTCCCAATTTTACGGTGGGACGCTTCCCATTATGGTAAGTTCATGAAGATTCGAGATAATTGGCGCGAATTGCTTTTGGCGCTGATTGGCGAGCAGGAGCGCGCGCCGATCGCCAGGCGGGCAAAGCTCAACCCGACTTTCATCCGGGATGCTCTTGATCGGGGTCAGACCCCTAAGCTGGGAAACGCCGAAAAACTATCGGCCGCGCTCGGGGTCCAGATCACAGACTGGTTTCTACAACCTGAAGCTGTGAATAAAACTGTCCCAGCCCGGGAACCCCCAGGGAACTCGCCGGAACTCGATTTGCGAGTCGATCTCATGCCGCGCGACTTTCCCGTTTTCGGCTCCGGCCAATGTGGGAATGATGGCGCCTTCGAGTTCAACCATGGCGAGGCTATAGATTTCGTGCGCCGGCCACCCAGGCTTTCAGGTGTCAAGGATGCCTATGCCCTCTATGTCACGGGAACCTCGATGAGGCCGTGGCGGGAGGAAGGCCAGCTAGTTTATGTCCATCCAGGCCAGCCTCCCAAGATCGGTGACTATGTGGTGGTCCAGATCAAGCCTCAGAAGGCCGGAGAAGCCCCCAGGGCCTATATCAAGCGCCTAGAGCGGCGGACGTCTACTGAGATAGTGGTCAGCCAATTTGAGCCCCAGGAGCGGCGCTCGTGGCCTCTATCTAAAGTTGTCTCTGTCCACAGGATCGTGGACTGGTCGGAACTTCTGGGAACCTAGGCCCTATTTGACGATCTGGACCTGGCAGATCGGGTGGGTCGCGGTTCCACAGGCATCGCCATAGGCCAGATGGATCTCCTGCTGGGCGGATGCGGCTCCTATTCCACTCTCTCCGGCTATGGCCACTAGCGCCAGTGCAATGACTGTGAGAACGATTTTCGTATAGCGATCCATGATTTTCCCTCCAAAAACCTGCATTTCAGCGGCTTCAAAGGCTGACACGCGAAAATATTTGCGCAAAATGGGATTTCTCCCTTGCGTGTGGGTTTTTTCCCATTTATAACTCTCCTCGACTCTTAAAGAGCGAGGACGAGATGGACGGCCGGGCCAAATACGAAGCTGAGGTGGTGAGCATCTTCCGGGGCTTTTCGCGCCCGATGCCCCAGCCAGCTCCCCGCATGGATCAGCAAGACCTGTCCCGCGAAGAGGAAGCCGCGAAAATATTTTTCTCATCGCTGGACCATTTCCTAGGCGATCTGGAACGCGCGGCCGCAATGACCGAATTGCGCCAGTCTCAACTACATGAACTGCGCGATGCGCTTTTGGATTACGCGCCTGGAAAGGCGACATGGTTTCACGCGATTGATGAAGCGAAGAGGGGCAAATGATCCCCCGCCCCTACAATCGCTCTCACTATTTCTTCTCTCGCGGAATTAGCGACGGCGTTCCACTCGAAAAGTCTGCGCCTCCTCTTGAGTCATGGTGGCGCGCTTTTGTCGGTGGATTGGGCATCGTCATATTCATGATTGCGTTGTTTTTCGTTTTGGGAGTTCGATAATCATGGGACAGGTCACAACTCTCAAGACTGACGGTGCTGCGCCGACAACGCCCAGCACATTCCCAGAAGCCCTCGTAAAGCTCCAGGGGGCGATTAAGACCGCTGCTAAGGACGCAACCAATCCAGCTTTCAAGTCCAAATATGCGGACTTGGGCGCAGTTTGGGAGGCAGTTAAGCCGGCGCTCCAAGCAAACGGTTTTGCGCTCATTCAAAGCCCTAACTTCGGTGACGGTGAAATGTGGCTGGAGACGATATTGCTGCATGTGAGCGGAGAGCGCTTGACGGGCCGCTATCCGCTGCGCCCGATGAAACAAGACCCTCAGGGCTATGGATCGGCGCTCACTTACGCGCGACGTTATTCCATCAGCGCGATGCTTGGTGTTGTGGCGGACGAAGATGATGATGGAAATGCCGCCAGCGCAAAGCCTGCGCCCAAGCAAGTTCCTGCCCAAGCGCCGGTGATGGATGCAGATATTGAGGAAGGCGTTCGTAACTGGACCGCCCTGCGCCGTACGGAGATTGATGAAGCTGTTCGCCTGCCAGACTTATATCAATGGCAAGACGTGCATGAGTCTGCGCTAGCGCGCCTCAAGAGCAAGCACCCATCTGCCTATAACGGTCTGATGCAATATTTCAGCGCTAAGTTCGAAATCCTGAGCAAGAAAGAAGCATGAGCCGCGCCCTCATCATTATTCACTCGGACTTTGACCGCAAGCGCGCTGCGCGCTGGTGCGAGAAAGCGCCAGTTGGTTGCCGGGTAGAATTCAAAGAGCAGAAGCGCTCTCTCGATCAGAACTCAAGGCTTTGGGCAATGCTGACAGACGTTGCAACACAGGCCCAGCACAACTCCCGCAAATACACGCCCGATCAATGGAAGGTGCTTTTCTTGCACGCTTGCGGGCGAGAGGTGCAGTTCGTCCAGGCGCTCGACAACAAGACATTTCTGCCTTGGGGCCAATCATCATCCGACCTCTCCAAAGCTGAAATGACGGCGCTCATAGATTTTATTGAGTGCTGGGGCGCAGAGCATAGTGTGACGTTTCATGACGGCGAACAGGCCCAAGAGGCCCGTCATGGCTAGAGCGGCTGAGTTCTCAAAAGAGACAAAGCGAGCCGCGCTAAAGCGCTCCGGTGGTCTCTGTGAGGCTTCTGGCAAGCGTTATGGCTTGGAAGATGGACAGCGTTGCAATGCGCCTTTATCGAAGGGCGTCATCTTCGATCATGACGATCCGGAAGCGAACTCAAAGAACGCTACTCTCGAGAATTGCCGCGCGATTTGTCCGGTGTGTGATCGCTACAAGACATTCCTCATTGATATTCCGATGATCGCCAAGACCGTCAGGATGCAGGACAAGCATAATGGCATAAAGCGTCAGGGTCCGGCGCTCATGGGCACCAAAGCCTCAGGCTGGCGCAAGCGGATGAATGGCCAGGTGGAGAGAAGGTCATGACCACGTCTTATCCCTCCAAAAAAACTGCTTCAGTCCAGAAAGCAGGACGGTCTCATATACCCCCGGGGGTTCCCGGCTGTCCGCTTTTGCCGCCTAGCCTTTCTGGAAAAAACCGTCTTATGGGGTATGCGCGGGTGTCCACCGCCGATCAAAGCATGGACATGCAGGTTGAGCGCATCCTCAACTATGGGGTTCTGGACCGCGATTTATTCTGCGACGAGATTAGCGCTGTTGCGAAGAGGCCGGCCTTCAACCTTCTGAAGAAGCAGCTTTGGCCTGGCGACACCTTGGTTGTCTATTCTCTGTCCCGCCTCCACAGAGACGCTCGCGAGCAACTCAACTTCTTTAAGTGGTGCGAAGAACAGCACATCAAAATCGTGAGCCTTACCGAGAACGTGGATATGTCCAAGTCTCACGGCAAGACGATGGCTGGAATTCTCGCGGTCATGGATGAGGCCGAGCGCATGCGTATCCGTGACCGCACCGCCGACGGAATGCAGACGCGCATTCGTCAAGGACAAATGATGGGGCGCCCCGTGAAACTGACACCGAGCGTCATCACGGAAATTAAGTCAATGAGACGGCGCGGGTTCGAAGTTTCGACAATTGCACGCAAGACAGAAGTGTCGAAGTCTGCCGTCTATCAAGCTTTGAAGTCCTAACGGGGAGCGGCCGATGGAAATTCTAATGTTGGTGGCACTAGGCGCGATCCTCGGTGTGGTCGCCGTCATCGCAATTTTGTCTAGAGCCTAAGGGAGCCCCATGCGCATCGTGTTCACATTCTGCTGGCCGCCGACGAACTGGAAACTCGGCATGTCGCCCGAAGGAAGTGGGCGCTGGCACGTCTTTGGACCAATAGCAATCTGGATCGGGAAGAAATAGGAGCGTCGTGTGGAAGTAGAGAAAATCCAGGGTGACCACCGGCACGCAGATCTTGCGAACAAGGTGGCAGATGCGATGAGCGATGGAATGAAAGCTGGGCTTGACGGCGGCCAAGCGGTGTCCGTCGCGGCAAATGTGGTGGCCGACTATTGGCGCTCTATGGATCTCGGACCACTCAGCCAGCTTGCCGAAATCATACAGCGCACGCCGGAGCGTCCGTCCCCGGTCGTCAATTCAGATCGAAATTAGGAGCGGATCGTGAAGACATTTTTCCGAAGATTAAAATGCGTTCTCTTCCACGCCTATCGCTATCACGACGCACCTGGGCGCTATCGCTGCGCCGTATGCGCCGAGATTTGGGATTTACCCGCTTAGAGAAATGGAGCGCCCGTTGGAATCACTGACCGACATTGAACGCGAGATTTTGCAGGAGCTGCGGCTGCGCCCGAACGGTGCGATCATCCGCGATCCCGAACTCAAGGCCGTCGTGATCGGGCTTTGCTTCCGCCAGCTTGTCTGCGACCCGCATCAAGTCGGCTTCGGTCTATTCACTAGAATCACCGCCGAAGGAAAAGCGGCGTTGGATCAACACATCTGAGGAGCGTCAGAAAAATGGACTGGCAACCGATAGAGACAGCGCCGAAAGATGGAAGGCGCGTTATCGCTGTGCAGCCAAGTGGCTATGTTCTAATTCTCCATTTCTATGACAACCACGCGGGGAGTGCGTTCTGGCGTAACAACGCTGAACAGGAAAAGCCGTATTGGACACCCACACACTGGATGCCGCTTCCTGCGGCGCCCGTCTAACTTTGGAGCCCATCGTGCCGACTGAAAAGCAAATTCAAGATTTAGCAGATGCGATGTGGCAACTGCTCGATGACATGGACGTGGACGGGCAATGCGTCTGCCTCGCCGCCAAGGCCCAAGCGCGCATTGCGTTCGAGCCTTGGAACACGGAGAAAGATGCAGAGCCGCCGATGCTACTTGAGACTGCGCAGAAAATTCGCGCCGACCTAGAAAAGTAATGGAGCCACGGATGCATGTTCTCGAAGAACCGACAGAGACAATTGAGACGGCGGCTTGCGTCTACAAGGGCACGGTCTACACGCTGCCGCGTCCCGCTCGCCATCACACTGTCATGCGGCATATCTGGGACACCGTGAACAACGACGCTTTCATCGGGCCGGCAGCGCAAGGCTTTGTCACCAGCCGAGGCCGCTTCGTAAACCGCCGCCGGGCCCTCCGTATCGTCAAGGCTGCGGGCCAGCCCCAGATTGACCACCCGGCCCTCAACGTGGGCGGCCGCCTGTATTCGGAAGACCTTTGGTAAGCGCCATGCTGAACCATTCCACCTTCAATGGCTGTATATTCCTGGGCTCAACCCGGGAGGAAGTCATGGCGCGCAAATTACAGAAAGATGCCCAGCACAAGGAAACGACCTCAGTCGATTTTTCACTATTGGGCCACCCCCTTTCTGCGAAAAAGCTGGGTTATGCCCGTGTCAGCACTGAGGAACAGGATCTATCTGTCCAGCTCGCCGCGCTCGAAAAGGCCGGCTGCGACCGCATCTACAAAGAGAAAATCTCCGCCGTCGATGCCCGGCGCGATCAACTCCGCCTCCTGCGAAAGCAGGCTGAGGCTGGCGACACTATCATCATCCACGCCTATTCCCGGCTGTCGCGCAACCTGGGCCAGCTTCTGGAAATCGTGGACGACTTCAAGAAGCGCGGCATCGCCATCAAGAGCCTGACAGAGCCGCACATCGACCCATTCACCACCAGCGGGCGCCTGGTCCTGAGCGTGACCGGCGCCGTGGACGAGCATGAGCGCGGCCAGGTCAAAGACCGCACTAAGCGCGCCATGGCTCAAAAGAAGGCCGAGGGCATGTACATCGGTGCGCCGATCAAGATGACGCGCGAGATGATTGCCAAGGTCAAGACCATGCGCAAAGCGGGCAAGAGCGTCGCGTTCATCGCGGCGAAACTGAAAATCTCAACGTCAGCCATCTATGGTGCGCTGAAAAAGCCTAAGAAATGAAAGGGACGAAAGATGGTCTTCGAAGTCCAATGCGGCAAGTATCACTTCAGGCGCGTAGATGCGGAAACGCCTGGTGAGGCGTGGCGCAAATCTACGGACAGCCTGTCTCCTTCCATTCGCGAAGGAGGCTTTGCACCCTTAGCGCGGTTCCGCGAGAAATTCCCAAAGGTGGGGCGCTGGCATTACATTACCCCTCAAGCATTCGACGGATTGGAGTGAAACAATGAAAGATTTGACGATTGAACTTAACGGCTCTGGCGGTCACATGACCGTTGAGCATGGGTGCAGTTGTGGCCCTGCGCGGTACGGCCTCCTACTTGAGATAGAAACCAACATTCCAAGCTCAGGCCCGCGCGATGGTATCTATCGCATAGGCGGCGTCATGGGTCGCAAGGACATGAAGAAGTTTCGCGACTTGATCGACGCCGAGTTGGCCAAGCCAATTCCGCCCGGCCGCTAAAGGGGACGATATGCAGGTACGTGGAATTGGCGATTGGCATTTTGAAGATGGCGGGATTCTGTCGCTGAAAATTATTGGGAAAACTCCGATGAAGGATGCTCTTGATATGGCGCAAACTTTGATCGACCTAAAACGCAAAGAGTTAGAGGCGAGCCAAGCCTTTTTAAACACTCCCTCTGAGGAGGGGTGCGCCGACGCGAAAGCAGGTGGTCGGCTTGGCTCACCTGTGACTCAAGACGTTTAAAGGGGACGCCATGGAACGGGATAAGCATATGATTGAGAATAGCATAGCCCAGACGGCGCAAAAATTCCTTGAACCGATGGGGACGCAAGGTCTGCTGGACTTCCTGCGAAAGCAGATCACCGACGAGCACTGGAAGATCGCGCGAGCTCAAGCGACCATTGCCGCATACGAAAAAGCAATAACAGCCATCGAAGCCCAAGACCAACCGAAGAATTAAATGGTGTGCCGGATGGATCGTGAAATTGGTTTCTACTGGGTTCAGACCTGCGATGCTCCAGACACTTGGGCGGTTGCCGAATGGAACGGAGAACGTTTTCTTATGCCCGGCTCTACATACGGTTACATCCCTGAAGAGATGATTGAATTTGGGCCGCGCGTACTTGCGCCAACAATTTAAGGGGACATCTATGCGCCTGACCACGCCCGCTGATCCCTTCACCCGCTGTATGGCGTTCGTTGACGAATATCTCAGCGCGCCGAATGATGCCGATATCGAGTTTCGGATCGGGGCAGACACGAAGGGAAACGCTGCCGTCGCGGTATCCGTCAATGGAAAGCAGCATGGCTTTCTGGCGAGCGAGGCGCGGACGGTGGCGGACATTATGGAGAGCGCGCTTAAGGCGCATCCGACCCATCCCGATGCCAAGGGCTTGCCAAACGCGATCATGTCACTTCGGCATACGGCCGACATGGCTGACCGCGCCAATTCACCCTCTACATAAGGCGGACCAAAACTATGCATCGTTGTCCAAAATGCGGAAGCACTCACATCAGCGGTCCGAGATATTCCAAAGGGACATGGAAGCGCGGAGATTGCCTCGTCTATTCCTGCACCACTTGCGGCTATCAAGAAAACCGGCCCACGCTTGACGAAACCGTGAAGCCAAATCCGTTCGCCAATCTTCCATGGCAACAGGGCGAGTAAGGGGACCGGTGACAATCCATCAGTGGATGTTATTGAGCATGAAGGGGAATAGCCCATGACGCGCGAGATCAAAGAGGGCGAGTACCACATCGTCCGGGATAGCAAGCCAACGTCCTATCCATTCGATGTGATGCGGCGGCTCAATCCTACTGGCACAACTTCCGCCTAATGCGCGGACGGACGAGGGATATGTCCCGGGAGAAGCGTCATGGGCTATTTGAAGCAGTGCGCGGCGGACCGCTAATGGTCGGGCTCTATGGATTGCTGACATCCGGTCTCCTAGATTTCCCTCAAGACCATATCCAGGAGCGCCTGCCGGAATGAGCCCGCATCCTAATATGGCAACGCCTTTCGATGTGGATGGTTTAGCTGTCCGCTGGGCTGTTGCGCCTGGAACTATCTACAGGATGATTAAGCGGGGCGACATTCGGGCCTTTCGTGCGGGCAAATCCCCGCTAAGAATATCCGTGGCCGAAATCTTAAGGATCGAGGAGGGGCAATGTGGCGGCTCAAGCTCTATCGAGGGATCTGGTGCGCCGTCAGACGAGTTGACGGCAAAACTCAGCGCTCCTCCCTTCATACCAAGGATCGTGGGGAAGCCGAACGGCGGCTGAGAGACCATTTTACGGCGGCGCCGAAGGGCGACCTGATTGGTCAGATTGTACCGGCCTATATTGCGGATAAGAAGGAGCAAGGTGCCAAATCCACCAATGCCATGGAAGCATCATGGAAAGCTCTGAAAGCCATGTTTGGACATTTGCGACCGGATCAAGTCACAAGACCACAATGCCGTCTCTACACCCGCGCCAGGCGTGCCGGCGGGATGACGGATGGGACAGTCATCAAGGATTTAGGGGTTTTGAAGGCGGCGCTAGGTTGGGCCAAAATGGCCTCACAGGCAGCCTTTGAGATGCCGCCGACGCCTGCGCCACGGGACCGCTATATTACCCGCGAGGAGATGGAACGCCTCGCCAAGGCTGCGGAAAAGGCCCATGTCGAGCTGTTTATCCGTCTGGCCTGGGCGACGGCCGGAAGGGCGTCGGCTCTGCTGGAATTGACCTGGGATCGGGTGGATTTTGAGAAGGGTCAAATCCGACTCTCCAAAGGTCAAGGACGGCAGAAAGGCCGCGCCACGGTGGGCATGACTAAGACCCTCAGGGCGGCCCTGGAAGCGGCTGAAAAAGCCCGGACAAGCGATTATGTGATTGAGTGGGGCGGAGAGCCTATTAGGAACATAGCCAAGGGCTTTAGGCGAGCATGTGAGCGGGCCAGGCTGGCCGATGTCACGCCCCATATCCTACGCCATAGCGCGGCAGTCCAAATGGCGGTAAGCGGCGTCGATTTATATAAAATAGGCCAATTCTTGGGGCATTCTGACCCTAGAATTACATACCGAACTTACGCAAGATTCAGGCCTGAACACCAATCAGATGCAATTGCCGCTTTGGAGTAATTATGAGTGATTTAGTGGAACGGGTAGCGAAAGCAGTGGTTGGCGTCTTGGAAAAAAGCACTGACCAGGATTTGAGAGAGGGTATCGGCCATATTTATGGCTTAGGATTTCCCGAGGAAATAAAGGCATTTGAGATTGCCATAGGTCATGCTGCAATTAAGGCTATGCGCGAGCCGACGGAGGAAATGGTCTTAGCGGGCTGTGCAAAAGCGCGTGAAGAACAGGTACGGCCCATTTCGGTTAACCGCAAGGATGCATGGGATCTCTGGCAGGCGATGATCGATAATGCCCTCAAATCTTAGGGACTGTTCCTTTGCACGATTTGAACCCTCCAAGCGAAACGAATCGTGCCTGTTCGCTATCCGTTGCAAGCACTGACAAAGAAAAAGCCATTAAAGATCAACGGTGACATAGCATACGATGCCCTTGGTAAGGGATAGGTCGTGAGTTCGATTCTCACCTGCGGCACCATTTCTTTCAAGCACTTGCGCTGTTCTTAGGGACAGCGCGATTGCAACAACTGAACCGCCTTTATATATGGCGCATCATTTCGCAGCGTCATGAATCGCACGCAAAGACGCCTCCAAAGCATTCAATTGCTCGGAGTTCTGGCGCCCGATCCCGTAATCGTCCGCGACGGCTGCTGCAAACTGATCCCATGAAATTGCCGAGCAGGCGTCATCAGGTTGGCTGGCGGGAGTGGGGATGTCACCAAGATTGGTGCCGGTGGCGGCTGCGTTGAGCAGGCGCACAAGACCAAAAGTTGGGGAATGACAAGCACTATCGGTCGGAACATGCGCAGGGATCTCCTTGGTGATGGTATGGGTGACGGTGACCACCCTGATTTGAGCCTGAGCTTCAGCCACAGCCGCGTCGAGCGCAGCCTTATCCTGGGACTTGGTAGTGGCCGTGACTGTTTCAATCGCGATACGTACCGCTTGCGCATCGGCCAGCTTCATCTCAGCGATAGTGGACGCCTTTAGGCGTGCTTCGAGATAAAAGCCGCCACCAAAGGAGATCGCAGCCAGAAGCGCCGCGCCAATGAGCGTCGAGGTCAGGCTCGAGAGGCCGAACATTAGGGCAGATGTGGCCGCACGAAATACATCAGGGCCATACCAATCGCGAACATGATCCACGTTCCCGTCAGGGGATTAGCCGCGATGAACTTGCGCCAAAGGCCCCATTCCGATGCAATCTTCGCTTGGATATCGTTGTTGCTCATATCAACCTCCTACTTTCTTCATTTCCACATCTGCTTTTGCTTGCTGAACTTTCTCGTATGCCTTGGCGCCGTAAAGCGTCCCAACCAATGCTGACATCACGCCCAGCGCACCCGTATCGATATGGTGCAGGAAACCAAAAGCTGTTGATGTTGCAGTTACGCCAAGCGACATCGGCCGAGAGGTTTCACCAACGAACCAAGCCAAATCCTGAAGCCATTTGCGGCTACAAGGCGGCGATGAGCCACTATCGCTCACGCAGTCACCAATAGGTGAACGTCTCCACTGTTTGCTATAGCCGCTCTTAGAAGAGGTCCAAGCACGACACATCCATGGCTGGCATCATGCGCAGCGTTGTCGCCATGGATCAGAAAACCGGAGCGTCCGAACATTTGGTCTTCAGGATTTGGCGTTAGAGCCATGACTATCGGGCCGCGCACCGCGTCCGTGAATGGTTTTCCGATCCAATAATTTCCCTGCGGAATAGGACCTAGGTTCGCCACGTCCTGCGCAGTTGGATTGTTACGCCCATATTCCGTGCCCGAGTAGCCAGTTCCTTCGAACTCGCCGTTATGGAACAGTGCTCCATCATGTTGCTGATACTTCCAAGTCATGCCGCAAGATTCCCCCAGATGCGTGTATAGCTGGCGTGTGTTCCAGTCGCGGGGGTCGGGTTCGGAGGTGCCACGTAGAGAACCGACCATCCGGCATAGGTTGATGGCGTCGCGTTCAACTGAACCGGTGAGCCAGTTCCAGCAATAAAATGAAACTCACCGACAATGGCACCAGTGCTATCGTTGAAACACTGACTTATGCCTCCGGTGAGCCCGACTAAGCCAGTTGTGGAAGTCGTAATAGAGCCATCCGAAGTATTGATGGTGATAAGATAATTCGTGCTACCAGCCTGGATGAATAGACAATAGATTTGCCTGGTAATGTTGCTCTGGGACATTTGGGCATTGCCGCCTGCGCCAGGACCAGCAATCAATCCTGGGAGCGGACTAAGCCAAATTTGACTGCCAGTTGTCGCGTCATACTTCGCGATATAATTAAAGCTAGAGCCTCCAGTATTACTGTAAAAGCATGCGCAAATGTTCCCGTCCGTCCGGTCCAGGAATAATCCGCTAGATGTTATTTTTGTCCACCCAGCATCAATATCGGTTGGCAGAATTGTCGCGAGCACTGAATGCGTAATAGCATTCACGTCTACTTTATATAGCAGGCAATTCGCAGCGCTTGAGCTGATAAAATCATAGGTCAAAATATAACCTATGCCTTGGCCCGGAATACCTCCACAACTATAGGCCTCAAGATTGCCACCATAACTTATGGCGCCAGCACTCCACGGTGTAAGGGGAGTAAGATCGGTTCTTACAAGGGTGAATTTATCCGAAACTCCCGTAAGGCCTGTAACTATCTGCCAAGGGGAACCACCTAAGTCCTCAATTGAACTCAAGGTTCCTTGGGGAAATGTAACCCCAATCGTGTTTGCTTGGGTTTGTAAGAGAGTTGTCGCATCGATCTGATGCATGGTCGAACCGACATTGTCGGAAACGTAAAGGCCACTGGCATCCAATCCGACAGGGTATTCTCGAAACGATCCCGGATATGCCGTGTTCTGCTGAAAAGCTAACTCGCCTCCGGTCGGAATATCAAACTTCGTCAAGTACGTTTTCAGATCAGAACTTGCTGGACCATATTGCCAAACAATACCATTCGACCAGTCGACGCGGCATTGCTGACTGTTTCCGGAATTATTTGTATGCGTGCTGATAAGAGATTGAAGCTTGTTCTGAAATGCCATTATGGAATTGTCGCTATAAGGCTGAGAATGAACCGCGTCACAGTCGATATTGAATTGATGTTGAACCGAAGCGCCGTACCTGCCGCAATGGAAGTATTCCAACCGCTTAAGATATTATCGATGGAGCTTTGAGCGCTCGCGAGTGTCGGCGGCGTCGATGACACAATGGAGTTTGCTATTGTGGGCGGAGAATTGACCACGAATGGCGCAGCCCAAACATCCATCACGACACTGCCTGATATGGTGGACTGCATCACGGCGCTCTGAAGTGTGCATGCGACGGGGACATAACTGTCGGCACATATGCCTGTGCCAGGTGTCGATCCATCTCCGTCAACCGTGCATTCCGCCACGAGAAAGGTCGCCGGTAACGTGATCTGCGGCGTTGTCGTATTGAAATCCCACTGCAGATTGCCGAGAGAGTCGAATACGCGCTGGCGATATTGCCCATCGCCCCAGATCGTACATTGCCCCATGCTGTCCAGGACAATGGGATTGGTATTCAATATTGAGAGATTGATGTCCTGATAAGTGTCCTTTGGAACCAGCGAGTTCGGGACATACATGGCAACGGTGCCCCCGACCAAAGGCTTACCGTTGATGTCAACGAATTGATTCTTTGCATTCGGGATGATGCCGGAAACCATCTATGAGAACTCGAATTGGGTGGTTACTTGATTGGTCGTGAGCGCAAGCGGTGTACTATCGGTGATAACGCATTTCAGAATGGCTTGCTTGAAATCTCCGCTCGCAACATTGGTGCTTGTGGTCGTGGTCTGAGAAGTCGGAGAGGTGATCGCGATGGTTGGATCACCCTTCACAACGGACCAGGCATAGGTGAATGGTCCTGTGCCTCCGACATGCGCGGCGGTGAATGTGCCAGAGGTGAGCGGACCATGTCCGGTCGTGACGATTAGAGTTGGGCCCGCATTGCCTTGGAGACCCCCTTCCGATCGCGGTCCTGCAACTACAAGCGATTGAAGACCGGGGATCATGAAATGTTGAGCAGCGGCGTGATAACCACTTCGGCGGAGGAGTGGACGTAATAGGCGAAGTAATCGATGCCGCTCACGCCGCTAAGATTGACCGTGGAAATGCCGCCAGCAGCTTTGTAAGCGCCGCCCCATGTGATGGTGAGGCTGGATGCGGTCTGAGCTATGCGGATTATCCCGGATTGCCCGGCTTGGACGTTGATGGGATTGTTGAGGGTGTAGCTCGCGCCAATCGACACAATGAAGTTATTTCCAGTCGAGAAATCCGGTGTCGAGGCATTGGAGGTAACGGTGAGCGTCTTTTCATCGCCCCAGGTCTGCTTCTGAAACTCGTCCGTTCCACCCCAGACATTATTGCCATTCAGAAGCGGGACGTTTGCGCCGGACGTGCCAATGTTGTGGGTTGCAGCCGTTCCGATCGATCCCGATGCTACCGGGAAATATCCGATGACTTGCCAATAACCGAGAATGTTGATGAACTCGACAAACGCACTATCGCCGGCCTGCGTGGTGATATTTGCGGCGCCTGGAAGGATCAAAGACGTAGCGTTATAGGTGAGTTGTAGCGAGCCGTTGAACTGGACCAGATAGAGCGGATTGGCGAGACTGGCCGACGCACCGAAGCTATTGATCGTTGTCGTGCCAGTGATGAGGGCGTTGTTGGTGGCTATCGTGCCTAGATCGGTTGTGGAAGCCGACGCGATTGAAGTCTGTGTCCCAAAGGCTGTCTGATTGGCCTGGGCAATCGTCTGATCCCAGATCGTGTTTCCATCGACATCCTGGAGGACCTGACGATAGCTCCCCGAGCCAAAGATGACCGCCTGCCCGCGCGAATCCAGGATGATGGGGTTAGTATTGGGGATGGTTTCAGCTGGGTCCTGGTAAGTATTTGCCGGAATTAGCGTTCCGACTTGGTAAAAATAGACCTGTCCGCCAACTAGCGGGTCGCCGTTTTGATCGATAAACTGTGCCTTCCCGTTAGGAAGGTTGGAGCCTGCCATAATGACTTTCGGTCACATGTTGACGATTGGTGGAATTATGATCGGTTGGAATTTCTGGCGCGGATGGCGCGAAGCTTCACTGGCCGCTAGAGGGCGCGAGCAGATTATTTCTTACACTGAGGGCCGTGGGTACACCGTAGTGCCGGATGGCATTGGACCGGGCGAGAAGGTCATAGAGGTTCGCTGCACCCGTACCGGCTGATGGCGCTGCATTTCTCAAAACATAATTGCGGTAGAGATTGCTCTTGAGCGCCGATCCCCCCATTTTGCCGGCCGCCAGCAAGCCACCAATTCCAAGAGCAGCCTTTGGAATCTCTTCTGGGTTCATGGCCGCGAAAGCACCAGCGCTACCAATGCTTCCACCTTCCAAAATCCGATAGAGAAGTAGCCGTTCCGCCGTGGTGCTATTTGGGCCTTCCTTGAGGAATTCCTGACCGATGTCGGCCAGCTTTCCGATGTCGCCCGCGCCGGAATACGCCATGTCCTTATAGGATTTCTTGACCGCCCCAAGCAGACCGGCCGGCGTAATTTCGCCTTCGATCCCGGCCTTGGAAGCAAGATCCTGTACAGTACGCATGTTCTTCCATTGGAGGCGCGCTTGCTTGAGATCAGCTAAATCTTGCGGGTTGGCGGAGGCCTGGAGAGCGTCGTCTAAGGCTGACCGGATTTGACCCGCATATTGGCGAATATTCGGGTCCTTGCTGCCCATGGCAGCATCGAGCGGCGCACCCTTGCGTGTGAGAGCCTGATAGGTCTTGCCGTCAATCGTGCCGTCATCCGCTACTTTGGCTAGGATGCCGTTCATCTGGTTTTTGATGGGTTTGTATTCATTGTCGCCCATGACCTGCTGGGCTTCGGATTCGATAGAGGCGAATTTATCCGCCATAGCGCCGGTCGCATCCGATGAAATCGTGGTGTTTCCGCCCACGCGGTTGAACACGCTTCCAATACGATCACGGGCAGATGACATGACCTTAGGCGTCAGATTGTCCGCATCCTCTCCGAAGGTACCAGCAACAGCACGGGTAAAGGCCGTTCTCTGCGCTGCGTTCTGAGATTCCAGACCACTCATGGGCATTTTGCCGATGGCAGAATCCGCCAGTTTGGCGAATGGGCTTTGGCTGATCTGGCTTCCTCTTAGAGGAATTCCGAAGCGGTCAATGGCTTCCTGGGCTAGAGCGGCGCGCGCCGGATTCATGCCGCCGCCGAACAACGAGTTATATGCCGCGCCGCCAAGCTTTTTAGCTCCCGGAAGCACAGAACCAAGAGTACCGCCGAACTCTGCGCCTTCTTTGATCTGGTCGCCAATGTCTTCATCCGAAGCGCTAGAGGTTGCAGCAGCAGCTGCGCCGCCCTGAAGCGCTCCAGCTGCGCCTTTGGAGGCTAGCCGCGAAAGGGTTCCTGCGCCCCCGGTGCCAGATAGGAAGTTGATCAGTGGTGCAGATGCGGGCGCTGCAACTCGTGCGGCACTCGCAAGAGGGGCTAATACTTCCCCGCCAGCAGCCAAGGCCGGGAGCGATCCCGCGACCTGACCTAGGACACGGCCACCTCCAGCCGTTAGATCATTGCCATAGGTACTATTGAAGGTATCTCGAGCATTGACGTTATAAGCGTGCGCCTGATCCGCTGTCGGGAGTAAGCCTCCCAGCGTGACTGGCCCGATTTTCTTGTCCACCCATTGGGCAATCGGATCAACGCTCGAAACAACGTCTCGCGCGCCCTGGACAACACCTGCCGACGCACGCTGAAGCCATGGCTGTTTATCGGCAGGAACCGAAGGCGTGGCTGCTTTACCTGGAGCTGCCGGAGCCGCGCTTTGCTGTCCTCCGAGCGCACCTAGCAGATCATCGTCAGAGACATTTTTAACTGGCGCGGCCTGCTGAGAACCGATTGTGTTCAGTAGATCGTCATCTGATATGTTGCTTTTGCCCATAATGACTTGCCGTCTCAGCTTTGGCGCGAATGAGATGTGAACATGGTCGCCGCCATCCTCGATCTGATCGAATGGGATTCCGCTGGCCGCCAGTTTGCTTGCCGCCGTCTTGCTATCCATTCCATTGGGAAGGACAAAATCGAAGGCTTGGCCTGAGAGGTGCGCGGAATTCGGCACACCACCAACCGCAGCGTTCTTTGCGGGCGAGCGCAAACCGCTTGTGATCTGAACGGGCGATCCAAGGAACTGGCTGATATAGCCAGACGGATCGGATTGCCAATCACTGTCCGCCACCGACCCATCCTTGCTGCTTGGCATAGAGGGCGTCATCGTGAAGCTTATTCTTCTGCGCCTGTGACATGCCGGAAATCATTTTCTTCTGATCGTCGCGGTTCAAATATTGGAACTGGAACACGCGTGGATCGAAGTGCTGGTTGAACTCGGTTGAGAACGCGCCATAGCTCTGTGGGCCGTTCTTCTGCTGATATGCCTGCCAGGCTTTATTCTTAGCGGCGATGGCGTCTTCGTTGCCTTGAAGCAGCGAGATAATGCCTTTATTGCCGAGCTTGGATAGTGCGGAGTTAGGACTCGTGCTGATGGTGGATTCGAGCTGGAAGTTCGCTCCCGTGCCGCCCAATTGCTGGAATTGGCTCTGAGCAAGCTGGGTTGCCATCTTGTCGAATTCTTCCTGGGCTTTGACGCTATCCGTTCCAACGCCTTTGAGGCCCATGGTCTGGGCGACACGATTGGTAGCGGCCAAAGCTTCTTTGGACCATTTGGCACCGGGTCCTGGCGTGAAGTCCGAGAGAGTGGCGTTGAGATTCTGAAGCAGGCCCTTGTTGGTCGGAACCTGATCCGCGCGGCCCTGAAGCGCGGAGGCCATCTGGATCGAGGCTTGGCCCTGACCTGAACTTGCGGTTTGCTGGGCCGGGGAAAGTCCTGCGGCCTGTCCAGCAATATTATTGCCTGGAGCAGGAGAGCCGCCGCCATTGTTTCGCTGATACTCAGCCTCATAGGGATTGTTGCCCTGAGGCGCGCCGATATAGCGAGGCGTCTGATCTGGTCCAACAACGGTTGTGGTGGGCGGAGGTGCGGCTTGGATAGTAGGCCCTACCTGCTGTGGTTGGCCAAAACGAGGCGTTGTGATCGGAGCCATCCCCCCTCCGGGGAGCTGGGTCATATCCGGTTTGGGATAGAGCGCATCCAGCCGAGCCTGATTTTCCTGGACGGTGATTTGCTGGGATCTGATCCAGTTCGGAATCTGACTTTCGTCAATTTGCCCAAGCTGACCGTTCTGGCCTGGAATGCGCGGAAGCGTGGCATAGATACGGGCTTGCTCCTCTGGAGTGGCAACACCGACCGTGCCCGCATGTGCGAGAGCTGAAACCACATCAGAGGATGTCGCTTTGGGACCCAGCGCCGCGAGAGGGGCAAGATAACCTGACACCGCCTCGAACTTCTTGCGCGCTAGATCAAGCTGTCCCTGCTGGATGGCCATATTGCGCTGTTGCGCTTCCTGAGATTGGCGGAAGGCTTCAGGCAGGCCATAGGTGACGTTGGGATTAGACTGGATCAATCCCGGCAGCTTAGAAGCGTCAAGTTGTCCGGTCGAAGGATCAATAGCGTTCTTATAAATGTCGCTGAGGCCGAGATTGGTGTTGTATTGCTGCTGAAAGAGCTTGTTCTGGTTGATGACGTTTTGCAGCCGCGCAAAGCCGGATATCGTATCGATAGGATTTTGCGCTTTGGGATAGAGATCAGAAATATCGCCCATATTATGCGCCCCAACTGCTAACGCCAGTTACAGCAGGACCAAGCGCGCCGCCAGCTGCTGAATTGTTCGCACCGTTCAAATAGGCATAGAGGGGAAGCGCGCTACCGATAGAGTTGCTCGCGCCAAGGATGCCGGCTGCTCCGGCATTACCGGCGGCCATTTGGCTGTTCGCGACACTGGCACCCGTATTAGCCCCTACACCAGCAATCGCGGCACCCGCCCCATACCCCGTATTTGCCGAGTTCTGAAGTGCGCCCGCGTAACTACCCCAGGTGCTATTCGCCAGTCCGGTGGAATAGTTCGCTGCACCCTTCAAAGCTGCACCAGAGCTTCCAAGCCCTCTTGCTGCTGCACTATTCTGAACAGATTTAAGACCCTGCCCAAGCGTGAATTGATAACCCGGCAAGCCTTCTAGAGTGGATTGCATCGTAGATGAATTGCCGCCGACACCCAGAAGGCTATTCAGCGTGTTGTATGCCCCAAGGCCGCCCTGGACATATGGGTTAAGCTCAGCCTGATTTTGCTGATAGATTCCAAGCTGTGTGTTTGTGGCTTTATTGGCCGCACCAGCCTGTTGCCCAGATGCGACGACAGAACCAACCGCTCCAATAGCCGCAGCGCCAAGAACCGCCCCAGCAAGTCCCATGTTATGCTCCTAACTCAACGCGATACATGCGCCCAAAATCCTGGGCTCCAAGCCGCTTATAAAGCGCGCCAATGCGCTCCCCTTCCCCGCGCACACCGGCCCGCATGAACACTTCGCTCACGTTTTTCTCTTTGAGGTTCGCCATTGCGGCGCGCTGAAGTTTCAGGCCAAGGCCAGGAAACGCTTTATCCGCAAAGAATGTTGTGTGTTGGGCGATAGTCTGCCCAGGCGCTTCGAGCGAAGGGGAAAGCAGCGTCATCAAATATCCAAACGGTTTACCGTTGGAACGAGCCACCAGAATTTGCATGAAGCCGAGACTGTGAAGTTTGCGGAACAGATCCCAATTCTTGCTGATCCAATTGTCGGGATGCTCCTCAACATCTGCGCAATGCTGGCGAAATAAATCCTGACAATCTCTCTCCCACACATCACAGGATTCCTCTTTGATGGTGACGGAGCCACAATCCTTCGCCTTAATTGCGATATCCTTGAACATAGCTTGCGCCGCCTGCCCGGCTAGTTTGTTGATGGCTTTCATGTTGGCGCCGACATAGCGCGTCAGGGCGGGGAAATTCGTCTGAACATTGGTGGCGTTCCATTTCTCCCACCATTCTCGGTCGTGCCCATAGTCAGGAATACAGAACTCGAACAATTCACCGCATGTCACTTCGTCTTCCAGGTCGGCATACTCATATGACCGAACATTCGGCATGCGCGCTTCGACCTGATCTAGCTTATGGTTCAGCTTTATGAGCCCTTTGCGAATCTCATAGAGATTTTCCACACCGATCCTTGCGAGACTTCCGATCACCTCATTGACCGGCCGCCTAATAGTCACCACCCGAATATCGGGCGCATATTTCAGCAAGAGCCGCCAGAACGGTGCGCCGGCTGTTTCGCAAGTTCCAAACTTGTCGAGCGAGAGCCAGTTCTTGATATCGTCCAGCGAGCGCATATAGCGGAGCTGATCATGGCCGCATTCCCATTCACGATAGGACAGAAACTTTGATAGCCATGTGGTACGCGAGCGGGGAAGAGAAAGAACGACAAAACCGCTCATGTCTTGATCGCATAAATGATGGAGGCATAAGGCGGCACAAAATTCACGGGAGCGCCCGAGCCAGTATTATCGACGGTTATTCCCGTGGTTGCGGTTCCGGTCGTGCCGCCAGTTGCCTGATATGTTCCCGCTGCCGCGCCTGCCGTGTTGAGAGAGGTTTGGGAGCCGGTGGTATGATTGTGTCCTGGGTCGGTGATCGTGTGGCTGTGCGCTGGTAACTGCGCGACGCTGAGCGTAAAATTCGTGGCCCCGCCCAGGCTGGAGAATGCAAAATTGCCGGCCCCGACGAGAAACCTATTCTGCAAATTAGGAAGGTTGAACGTGCTGACGCCATCCCCTGCTCCCCAAGTTTCCCCGATGACTGTAAAAAGCGCGGCATAGATGGTCCGACTTACCGCTGCTCCGCTGCAAACAAGCCAGCCTGTGGGCGGTGTAACCGCACCGAACGCCATAATCATGCCGCTGGGACTTGTGTTGCCGCCTGACGATGCGCCTGTGCGAAGCCATAGGCTTATGAGTAGGCGATACCAGGGCTGACCGATGCGATAGGACTGATCCGTGATAGGCGCAGTGATCTGAGGAAAGCCCTGTAGATTGCCTGCCCCGCTCAAGTGGCATGCCCTATGACATCAATGTAGGCGCCCTGGAGAGATGTCTTGACAGGAGCGGACCAAGACAACTCAAACACCCGGTCTCGCGCCATACCTAGGCGGTTGAACTGAACGGAAGTCAGATAATTGCCGGTATTGCCTAGCGTTTGAATAATGGCATCTCCGAATGAGCGGCCCGCATCGTCCGAGAGGCGCAGCGACACCGAGCAAGTGTCATTCGTGCTACCGTTCATCTCGTCGCCCACTTCCATAGCGGCAATGAGATTGCGATAGGTAACGCGCTTGTTCTCATTCACTGAATGCGGAAAGGATCGGATGCGTGGAATGGGCTGGCCGTTGTCCAGATAGGTGTCCAGATCCAGGCTGTAGAGATTGCCGTTCTGGTAATCGCCCACCAGAATTTTGTTGTTGAACACACAGGCGCAGTTGCCGCGCCAGCGATGCAGATTGCCATTGGCGTCCATCCAGGAACGCTGATGCCAAGCATTCTCAGCGATATCGAAAACCCAGGTAACGTCCTCGCTGGGGAACGTCAGGACGTAGAAGGGATGACCTTCCTGGAGGTAGGTGAAGCCAATCGCGTCATCCTTGATCGCATAGGAATTAATCTCATTCTCAATGGCTTTGGTCGAGATAGCTGTGGCGTTATATTGCGCGCCACGAAATACCACCGAATTTCCATATAAATCCTGGCCCAGCCAATAAAGCGCCAGATCGAACTTGGCGATGGAGCCGACCGAAGCGCAGCCCTGTTCCACGAAGGCGCCTGGCATTTCCTGGAAGGCAAAATCGGCCGCGCCGGAATCGAACCATACCTCCGAGGTGGATTGACCTATCAACCATATCTCGCGGTGCATGACCGCAAGCCCGGCAATCTTGTCGTTGCCGCCCGTCTTGGCCGCGATATCGAGCGGGTCAAAGCCAATGCCGGTCGTGAGCATCGTGTAAGTGACATTGCTCAGCGTGAAGAAAAACTGGTTGGAATCGACGATAGAGAACACAAGGTAGGTATCTAGATAGTCGACCCGCGAGGCCGGATACCAGTTGGTCTGGGAAATCGCCCCGTAAGCGAAAGTCGTCAGATCGATTACGAAACCATCCTGGGACCCATCCACGATCACGCAGCAGAGCGTATTGTCCTTGATCGAAACAAAACCGGTATAGCTGTTGATGTTGCCTAGGAAGTTCCAGCCATAGGATTGCGTGAGTAGATAAACGGCATTGCCTACCACCACGAAACAGGCCCCATTCGAGGCTGTGTAGGTCGCTCTCACCTGCCCAATGACCGGCGCGGTTGTTTCTAGCGAAAGCCCTGGCGTGGGATAGGTCGTAAATGGAAAGGGCGAATCTGGCGGATTGCGTTCTGTATAGAGGTTCACGCACCGTTGCGCGTCCGCGATGATCGATCGCGCTTGATACATTCCCATGATAAGTGGGATTTGCGTCATTTGCTCATAAGTTGGTGGACATGGGCAATCATGCCGTCGCCATGGATATTGATGCCGATATCGAAATAATCCGCGAGTTGAAAGAACTGCTGTGCGCCTTGTGCTTCAGCAGCCCAGGTGCGCGTTGTCTGGAAATTCCGGCCGCCTATAACTTCGTCGCCTGAAACGTCGCCACCATAATTGAGTGTCAGGACTTCCTTTTCGGACCAATCATCATCAACGGTGGCGTGATGTCTGCCATCCATGTAGCAGCCGTCCCAGCCATAGAACTCAAAATCCGTATAGCCGAGCCGATGCATGAGCCATGCAGCGCACATGGTGATAGAAGAGCAAAGCGCAATGCGGGATTTTCCATCTGCTTCATAGTCTTTTAGATGCCAGAGTCGGACATCGCGGCCCTGAAGTTTTCTGAACAGGTTTGGATGACACTTATTTGCCAGGAAATACGTCGTCCGGTCTGGCGGATTATCTGGGATGAGGCCCGCGACTTCCTCTTGCGGATCGCAGGCCGCCCAATAGGTCGGATATAGCCCATTCTTGAATAGGCGCATGGCGCTATTGAGAGCCAGCGTCGGGCCTTCAAGATTCCAGAGATTGACATCCGAGGCGCTCGGGCCGCCGGCAATGATGTTCAGTTTCTTGCGGGTTACTGCCTCAGGCAGATTGCGCTTGAGGCTTGACGCGATTTGCTCGTTGCAAACATCGTCGGCAACCGGGGTGACAAATTGAAACCCTGTGATGATCGATCCAGCCGGAATATCTCCACCTGGAGGAATGACCGGGATATCAAGCCCCACGCTGCACAACCCAGAACGTCTTGTTCACGGCGAGATAGCGATTGGCCTTGTTGGGCGCCAAAAGCGTATCGGCCACATTGGTCGAAGCCGCGCCAATCTTTCCGCCTACCGCTGGATAGACCTTCACGGAATGGGTAGCGGCGCACCCGACCTCGACCTCAAGCCCGGTCGCAGCAGTTGGCAGGATCACGCCATGGTTGGAGTTCGTCAGGGAAACGGTAACGAGTGCCTTCTGGGAAGTGATCGGGGTGGCGTTGCCCTGCGTCGCACCAGCGCCGGCCAGAAGCTGCGGCGTGACAGTGAGCGTGCCGGAGAAGGTCTGGTTCGCCGCCGTGACATCCTGAGGCGTGCCATTGCCGGTCAGATTGTTGCAGACAGCGATGATGCTGTTCATTAGCTCGCCGCCAAAGAGACGGTAGCCCAGGATTTGGGTAGGAATAGCGGCCATTGATTTTCTCCAGGGGCATAGATGGCGTGAGCCATCCCCAGCCCCGCTAGAGAAATGGCCCGATCAACTGAATCTCGGTCTTCGGTTTTGTTGCTGCTCTTCGATGGAGAGCCAGCGGCAGTTCGTTGGTTCGTAATTCCCGTTTGGGAGAATTCGATCTATCGTTAGGTCCGGACGCCAGCCTGGGGCCATATCGTCCCAGAAATTCCAGAAATCAGCGATCCACCTGTCGCAAACTTTGATGCCTCGGCCGCCATAGTATTTATAGTCGTGGTCTTTTTTGTTGTAGCAGCGGTCCTTCATTCCAGCCCAAGAGTAATAAATAGGATGGCTGGTTTGCCCGTGCTTGAAATGAAGCTCGCTTGCGACTTCCCGCTGGAGACAACCACAAGAACGGGATTTGCCTGCTCTTAAATTCCCTGCCGAAACCGCCCGTTCCGTGCCGCACTCACAGCGGCAATTCCACATCGTGGTGCCGGGTGCGACCCCGATATATGAAACGACTGTCCAGCGGCCGAATTTTGCGCCCTTTAGCTCTCTTAATCTTGAGTTCATGATCCTCCCTCCTATCGAAAAGGAGGGAATCATGAGTCATTTTTGGGACTAAGTCTAATATATATAATCCCCAAATATCGAGTATTTGCGCCCCTGGCTGAGACCGGCCGGCATCCTCAGCCGCGGCACCTGGGCGTTCATGTTTCGGATGGTGTTGAGGCTGTCTACGGCCAGTGCGACCAACTGCGGATCAGCGGGAAGCTGGTACATCGTGCGCACGCGGCAGGCGAGATTATAACGGAGTGCGCCATAATACTGGCTGGGAAGATTGATTGGATCAGCGAGATTTGAGAACTGGCTGAGTTGCACCTTCGCCAGCACATGCACTTCATATTGCTGAACCGGAATGACGGGCCATGGATAGATGATGCCCAGCGGAAACTGCGGGTCATAGAAGATAAATTGCGGGATTGTCTGAAGCTGCTTGAGCCCGATACGGGAATAGTCTTCCCGACTTTCCAATAATACGAGCGGGTAGTCGATCTTATTGGGCGACGATGCCGTGATGATCTGGCGGAAGAAGTTGCCATCTTCCAATCTATCCGGCCGCTGCATCGCGCCGGTATCGATGTCGCCGCCAGGTCCAATTGTGTAAGAAATCGCCCCGGTCGACAGGATTGAATATTCCTGGAGCGAGTAGATTAGCCAGCGCTTAGACGCCCACTCCCCAAGCATGATGTTGAGCGTGTCGAAGCAATCGTTAGTGTCTTCGGCCTGTGCGGTCTGGCCGACACCCGTGACGCCGGTATCCTTGAGAACCAATCGGATGATATCTGCCGGCGTGGTGACGGTCACGGCGTCACCGTGAAGGTTGAGACATTCGAAATAAGATGCATGGGCGTAGCGTCGGTATAGAGAACGCGCGCTGACCACACGCCAGTCTGGTTCAAATCTCCATTCTGGAAAATATATTGCGCATATTGATTGGCGAGGAATGTCCCCAGTGCAGTCGTGACATTCGAGTTGGGTGCCGTAGCCGCGACTGTTTGCACAGTTAGATCAGGCTTGGTGAACTGGATTTGAAGCGTAGTGAAAGCGGACAAATCAAACGCGACATTGAAGACGCACGCGATGCCATATTCGCCTTCATTGACGGTGATGACTGTCACGGAAATGAGCCTTCCATTGGAACTGTAGAACTCGACATCTGGCCGGACATGGCGATTGGCCTGCTATTGGCAATCACGGCGAGAGGAAGTTGCGATGGCATGAACGCCGCATTGGCAACTGGATCGCCGTTCATATCTCCCACCACGGGGACGGGCAGATCGTTCATAATTGTGATGAGCGGAACGGTGAGGATGTTCCGGGTGGGAATTATCGGGGCCGCATGGGCAGTAGCTGCAACGCTATGAAGCGGAATATCGCTGTCGAATCCGAATGTCCCGACGCCAGCAATAGTCGCTATACCGGAGAGACTGATATTCGGGCTTGAACTGATCGAGAATGTGTGGGCCGCGCCAGTCGCAGCCGCTGAAGAAAATGGTATATTCTGGGTAAGATCTACCGAAAACGAACCTTCGGCACCTGTCGCCGTAACGCTGGAAAAGCTTGGCGAAATTGTCGGCGTTAAAGCAGCGTCAGTTCCTGTCGCGCTTGCCGCTGATAGATTGACGCTAACAGTAGTCGAAACATAAGTAATAACGATGATACCTTGGCCGCCTGCGCCGCCTGCACCATCACCTCCGGTAAAATGGCCGCCACCACCTGCCCCGCCGCCATAAAGGCCGCCAGCGCCACCATGAAGGCTTACCGCACCAGATCCACCGCCGCCGCCACCACCGCCGCCGCCGGAGCCATGCGTAGAATCCCACTCATGTCCCGCTCCGCCGTCGCCGCCCGTTCCAGCACTTCCGCCACCGCCGCCAGACGCGCCATGAACATCACCTGAACCAGCGCCACCGTTCGAAAGGTTTCCGCCAGCGCCACCCGCTTGAGACGCGGTGTTATTTGCTCCACCAGCGCCGGCCTGCGTGGAATTTCCGGGAGGACCATTGCCAACCGATCCACCGCCAGAGCCGCCACCGCCGCCTGCACCAGCCGCAGAAGTGGTGGTATTTCCCGCGCCACCGGCAGCGCCTGCTCCGTTTGGTCCACCGGCACCACCGCCGCCCGCGCTAGCTGAATGCGGGCCGGCTGTACCACCGGAGCCACCATTGCTACCGGTGCCTCCTGTACCGCCTGTGCCACCGGCACCCGAACCGCCGACATTCTTGCCACCAACGCCGCCCTTGGCGATAAGAGCGCCACTATTGAAGTTCGTGTCGCCGCCAGAACCGCCATCGCTATAATTCGCGGAACCGGCTGTGCCACCAGTGCCGATGGAATAGGAAATCGCCGCGCCAGGCGTGAGCGTGACATTGGTGAGTTTGCGATATTCGCCGCCGCCGCCTGACGACAGAAGCGCAGAAGCGCCGCCGCCATTGCCACCGCCGCCACCACCAATGGCTTCAATGCTATTATTAGCGCTGTTCCAGTCCGATGGAACGGTCCATGTGAGACCGCCAGCCGTGCTGGTCAGAAAGATGACAGTTGCCATGGAGGGCGGCTACCCTCCTAATTCAGTTCAACTGTAGGAGGGACGTTCCTACGCCGTTGCTGGGCTGAACAAGCGTGAGCGTGCCGGACGTGACAGACTGCGTGCCGCCAAATGAGCCGACATAGACGGCTTTGTTAGACTGGCTTGAATTGTAGATGATGCATCCACCAGTCGAGAACGTTGCGGTTGTCCAGCTTGGATTGACGCTCCATTGCCAGAATGCGCCTGTGCCAGAAGTGGAAGGCGTGATGTTCTGCGCTGCCGTCCAGGCAAATCCGCCAGTCGTATAGCCGGAGCCGTTTGGAACCTCATCGCTATTGCCCGTGAGGTTGGAATAGTTCGTCGTCGCTGCACCATATGTGCCTGCTGGAGAGCCAATTCCCAGCGCGACCTTGAACACATTGCCGGAGGTCGTGGTGTAGTTATGGATAGCCTGGGGCAACTCGCCTTTGGCGCTCGTTGGAAATGCGGTTGTGTAACCAGCCATTTGGCTATTCCATTCTTAGAGAGATGCCGAGACTCGACATGAGATTGCGGTGAACGATTTCCTGGATTGCGGATTGGATCGGAGGAGCGCGGAACACGTTCGCCCATCTGGTTTCATCCGCGAGGTCGCAAATCCGCGCGGCGGCCTGCTTGGACATCATTGTGATGCCCAGAATTGGCGTGGCGGGACTGACCTGTTCGAATGTGTCGAGCAAAACATCCGCGATTCGGAATTGAAGCTGGGAGATCTGCTCTCGCGATCCAACCGAAGCATAAACATTCGGCGTGACGATCAATTCGGCGGTAAGCTGTGCCCACTTCTTGGCAGGGTGTGCACCTTCGTTCGTCACCAGCACGCGAAACGGAGCCGCCACGAACATGGACGAAGCGCTATCCATGCGCGTCCAGTTCTTGCTTTAAGCGTGCAATACCCCAGCGTTTGTCGATCTTGATACCGCGCTCAAAGGCTGCGAACTGAAGGAGTGCGCGTTCATCTTGTGGCGTTGGCTCAACTGGCTCCGGGGCTAAAGCAACCACTTCCTCAATGACAGGCAGAGGTTCGATCTGAGGCTTCGTCGGCTCAAATCGGATATGCGAGAAATGCGAGTTCTTGATGATGATGCCGGGTGAGCCCATAAGACCTCCAAAGCAAAAGGGGCGGAGCGTTTAACCCCGCCCCGTCAGGCTTAGACCTTATCGGCGACCAGGCACGCCCACTCTGGTCTCACGAATAACCACCCGAAGAGGATATCGAGACGATCCGCCGTCTGATCCGTGCCGATCACATATTGGGTGACCGCGCGCATGGACACACCGTCCATCTGTTCACGCGCGCCTTTGACATTCGGCGGCATTTCCAGGTCTGCCGTGACCATGGTGACCGCCTGACGCGCATAGGCGAAGTTCATCCGGTAGGTGACCGATGCCGGATTGACCAACAGCACCGCGCCGTTTGCTGTCGGAGAGGCCGTGACGGTCTGATATTGCGCGGCCTGGCCATTCACCGGAGGAACGATGGCAGGATAGACGCTGATCGAGGTGCCACCCGATGCCATCGGAGCGGTGACCACGAACTGACGTAGCGCGCCTGTGTCCTGCTTGGTGACGCGGTTGACAGCGTTGCAGCCAGCCAGCGTGATAATGTCGCCAACCTTGAGCGTGCCGGAGCCGCCAGTGATCGTTACCGAAGATCCGGTCTGGGAAGCACCGCTGATGGTCGCCGCGCCATTGTATGTGCCGCCCGTATGCTGAACTGTCGTCTGGTCCATGAACCATTCGAAGTTCAGGGCGTCATACATTTTGGCATTGCGATATTGGCGGCTGATTTCCGTGGCGGGGTTAAATAAGCCCGTCAGGCTGGAAACCGTGCGCGCCATCGTGAACGGCGATGTGATGATCTTTCGATCACTGACCTGGGCGGAATTATTGTCCAGGATCGCGCCGGCCGTCAGCCATGTCTCGGAAGTGGGCGAGATGATATTGCCGCCCGAATCCGTATTGGCGACGTAATTGCAGATACCGCCTTCCGCACCTAGAACCACAGTGCCAGTGAACGGACCCTGGGCCACGGTAACACCGGACATAATGGTGGCCGCAACACTGCCCGCGAGGTTGTTGATCTTGGGCGCCAGGATGATCTCGGAATAGTCATCCAAGTTCATGGTCATATCTACCGAGTTGAATGACGTATCCACATGGCGCTGGGTCGCCACAGTGATGGTGGTCTGTTGCTCGTTGGTATCCTGGACCTGAAGGGCCGGACCGTCCGAGACCGTGTAATCGTTGGGCAGGCGGATTCTGAGCTGCTGGCCGATCTTCGCGCCAGTCTTGGCGAACTGTGAATCGTATTGCTTCTCGATGTTGCCGATGAAGGCATTGGAGTTCATGAACAGGCGGATCGCTTCGCGCGTGATTCCGCCAATAGTAAGCAGCGTATTGGCCACGGTTTCTCTCCTGTGGATTTGGTTGAATTGGCGATGTGGGAAAGGCGCTTAAGGGGAGCGCCAAGACCTCATTGCCGACCAAGCAGGAGAACTGAAGAAACGTCCGTGGACGCACAGCTTAGGATCGGGGTTTGCGGAGCGTGAGACCGCTTACACGCGCGTCACTGGCTTATACCGGCCAGGGCGGTTCTATTCTCATTTACAAATGCATGGATTATTAGCGCAATATGGATATTCCTTGCCGCAATTCAGGCAGGCATGAGTGTCTGTTGTAATGCGATAAAATGATGCTCGTTCACCACATACATGGCAACATTTTGCCCCACTATTAGGTGGTAGACCCTCCCAATATTCTTTTGGAAAGGGATCAAAGGTGCCATCCGGATGGAAATTTAGGTGTATCATCAATGATGCGTATTCGGCTTCCCGCCTGCGGTGGTGCGAGCGGTTGCATTGCGTTTGGCTATCCACGCTTCCATAGAGTCGGTGTCAGACGGTGCGGATGCTTTGGCCGTACCAGCAATCGTCTTGATCGGTGCAGGCGCGGATGAAACCGGCTTATCGGGCTTGGACATGGTTGCGGAATATCTCACAAGGGCTGCGGCCATCTTTGCAGCGGGAAGCCGCGCGATCTTCTGGGCTTCGTCCGGGTTATCGGCCAGGGCGGAGAGAAGCTTGTGGCCATCGGGGATGACTTCGGGATCCGTGATGATCTCCATGAAGTCTGCGCGCTCTCCAAAGCCAAGATCAGCAACAAGCTCGCACTTTCCTGCAAAATCTTCAGCCCCAAATTCCTTTTTACCAGCCTGTAGGAGTTGGTTGGCACGGGTATCGAAGTCTCGGCGCGCCACGATGCGCTCTGCAGCCTGGAGGATGGCCTGTTCCTGATCGGGCATCTGCCCAGCCGGCGGCGTCTCGGCAGGTTTGGCCTCGGCTTTCTTCTGAAGCTCGGCGTTCTTGCGCGTCAGTTCCCCAATGCGCTCCATGTACCATGGCGTGCGCTTGGGCTTTTCGGGCTCGGCAGGCTTCTCAGGCTCTTTCGGTGCCTCAATTTCTGGCTCCGGCGCAGCCTCAACCGGCTCTGGAGGCGTAACAGTCTCAGGGACAGATCCTTCCTGTTCGATCAGGGTGGGTTCTTTGGGTTGTTCGAGAGGCAATTCACCAGGTTGCGACATTAAGATTCTTTCTGCTATTTTGAAGACTAGAGGGCTGCAAATTAGGCCTTAAAAAGCACCCGAAGAAACTCAGCAAATGCTAGCCAATGTGCTGAGAGGTAAGTGGGAGATAGGGAAGCTGGTCGTTCCCCCCTCTAGATTTCAATTTGGTATATTCGTGACCTGCGTTTCCTGCTGCGAGTACGGCAGCGTAGCGTCCAGCAAGAGCGCATGATAAATTTCCTGCTTCTGCGCCTCTGGAACGGAATTACTTCCCAGCATGGTAGTCATGGTCGATTTGGCGCTGGTGATGAACCGATGCCACTCATAGTCGATGAAGAACTTCTGGCTGGGATAGTAGGCGTAGAACTGATCGTCATGTGACGCGGCATGCTCGTAATAGGCGCCGGCTAGGCTCTTTGCGATCTTGGCGACCAGCCCATGGACCATGCGATGATCCCACTTCTTGCGCCTCTTGCGGCCGCGCTTGTGGTGGGTGAGTTGGGCTTCGGTGCGCTCTTTCTTGTCGCTCACGCTGCTTGGCTCTGAGGCTGTGGGGCTGCCGCCTGTTGTTCCATAGCCTGACCGTGAGCCGAATCGCCCTGCTCCAGCGCCTGCCCATGATCCTGCTCGGACTGAAGGCTTGCCAGCATGGCCTCATGCTCGTTCTGCATCATGCCCAGATTGTTCTCGTGCGAGACCATGTTGAGTTCGTGGATACGGTCTTCGCGGTCTTTAGTACTGCTATCGAGCGGGAGGAGAACCTTCATCCGTTCCGTGATGGCTTTGTATCTGTCGATGTCTTTCTGTTGCTGCTCGATATTGCGGTCGATCTTGAGCTTGGATAGCTCCTGGCTGAGCTTGGCGTTGAGTTCTGCCATGCCCTGCATTTGCTTCTGCATTTCGATGTCTTGCGGGGATGGTCCGCCTTGAGGCTTCAGACGGTCTGCAATCTCGTCCGCCATAGGGAAGTCTGCGGCCTTGAACAGAAGGTCCCCGATCTTCTGCATCGTTTCGGGGGCCTCTTTTATGATTTGAGTGATGGCCTGGAAGGCTTCCTGGCGCTTGGTCGCATAAGCGGGGCCGACATCAGCCTCAACGTCATAGGCGCCCACATTGGGATTGAAGATCGACTGGATCGCACCTTGTTCCTGCTGTTGCTGCGCCTGGAATGCTTGCTGGGCGTTAGGGTCGATTTGCACCTCATGCTCAACTCCGTCATCGCCCATGATCTTGATGATGCGTTCGGTGTCGTAGATCTTGGGAATGAGGTCTAGGAGCTGCTTGCCGATATAGCGAATAGCAATCGCGAGATTGTCGATATAGTGATAGGTGGCGTTGTCGCCTTGGCGCTGTCTTTGCTGGATGGCTATACCGGAGCGTTCATTGCCCTCCATGCCCAGATCGGCCTGGAACTGGCCAGAGACCTCACGAATTTCCTGGGCAGCGAGTTCGATGCCCTTTAGATAAGCCTCCGACATGACCGGCGGCGGCTGGCGTACGGGAGGTGGAAGCGCCTGACCCTTGTCGTCATAAGCGTTATAGGGAAGCCATGCATGATTGACGGTGTTGGCGCTGTCCCAATAGGGCGTCAGGTTCTCGAACGCCGCCATCGGTCCGATATAGGGCGACTTGCTCTGCAGCGCGACATGCTCGGTGGCTGCTGAGTACCAATAATTCGCCAGGCGCTGCGGGTCTTTCATGGCCCGCGTATGGCCCTTGCGGTCCATCTGGCCGTTGATGACGGTTTCTTCGCCGATGACCCGGATAAGCGGAATATAGCGGCCGGCCCAGGTGTTACGCTCTATAATCTTAGTCCCGGCAATGAGGAACCATTCCACCTTGCGGTCTATGATGGAGCGGGATTTGGTATCCGGCGCGTCAATCGCAGCCTCGAACTCCGCCTTCTCCATGTCGGATTTGCGCTTGATGGCTCGCCGTCCGTCTGGGCCCATATAAGCTACAAGCTTGTCGTCTTTCTCGGTGACGCGGTAATATTCGGCTACCCTGATCTGATCCTTCCTGAGCCAATCGCCCGACACGTCCAGCGGACTCTTGGTGACCAAATCCTGGTGATTGGGATAGGTTTCCTTGAACAACTCGGCCGACATGTCATCGAATACGAAGCCATAGCGCGCGTCTGAGCCGTCAGCCTCTTTGATGTCTGGGTCGAGGTATACCGTGAGAGGGTCTTTGACCCTGCGGATGTAGATTTCCTGGTCGAAGCTCTGGTCGTTGGTCTCAGGGTAATCCGTGACTAGCCTGAGCCAGCCTATCCCGCCCTGCACCTGAAACAGCGTGGCCGTGTCATAGGCCACCTGGGCGTTGGAGATGTATTCGATGTGCCGGGCAATGCCCTCATAGACCTGGGCGGAGTCGAATGTTGCCCCGTTCCCTGTCGGGCGGAACTTGATGCCTGGCTTGTTCTGGCGGGCATCATTGATGATGTTGAGGTTATGCTGCCTGATCTTGTTGATGGTCAGGCAAGGACGCTCGTCGATAGTTCCGTAGCCGCGAGCAGTTCGGGAATTCTCATCCCACTGATAGAGATTGTCGCTGTCCCCGTTGGCGAACTTTACATCCTCTATGAAGCGTAGCCGAGCGTCATTCTCGTATTGAGCGCAGATGTCGAACCTGCGCTGGGCTTCCTTGACGATACGCTCGTCAGGCGTGCCGGTGTCCTCAGGCGCGTTGTGATAGGTGTCAGGGGTTGCCATTCAGCAACTTTGATTCGTTTGGTCTCGGAGAGGTGGACATAAAGTTGCGCTTATGCTCGCAATAATCGCCACGTGGCTTGATCCGTCCGCGAAGCATCGGATGCTGGTTGCCGACCCATTCATGGCGTGGCTGGAATACCTGGCCTTGGAACAGAGGCCGGCCGCACTCAGGACACGGCCTGAAGGTGATAATCACCGGCCCTGCCATCCTCTTGGCAATGTCGATGGCATCTTTGGACCTTGCTGTGGGCGCTTAAACACGCTGGCGAACCTTCGCATCATATAGGCGTAGCGAGAGGCTGACAGCACATCATCCTTGATCTTCTGAATCTGGCCGTCTTTGCGGTGATAGAGGCGCTTCTCAGAGAACCAGGAGCCGCATGTGCTGAACACTTTCCAATGCCCGGTCTGCATCATGTCGAGCATTTCAAGCACCCCGGCCTCGACGCCATTGCCGCCATCGGGGAATGTGGCCCGTTGCGGCAGCATGTTGAGCCCTTCTTTGCGATACTGAGACGCCAGTTCCTCGCAAGAGCCGCCCTTATCGTGTTGCAGTCCGTCATGAGGCCATGCTGTCGGTATCCACCATCCCCATGGTTTCATGGCCGCTGCGTGCATGATCGGGCCTTGCTGCCTGACCGTATATTCTTTGCAGACGTAGAAAGTGTCGCTGTCCCGATCCCAGGCGCAGTTCACGCCGCCAAAAGGATGGTCATAGCCAAAGTCCACGCCATTAATCTGGGGCCAATAATCGGGGATCGGAAACGGCGCAACTGTTATGTCTTCATCTGCCACGGGAAATACGGCGCCAGACCCTAAAACTGGGATACCTTTGGACCTCGCGTCTCGCTCATGGGAGGGATAGCCGGATATGATCTCCGCGCGACGCTCAGGCGTATAATGCTCGGCATCGTCTATAGTCATCATGGTCACGCTGCGACT